CATCACAACAGTGGCAAGTCCTACGTCTGTGCTGCCAAGATCATGATTCGGGCTGTCCAACAGCGTCCTAGTCCTGTGGACGGTATTCGGTACAGCCGCTTTGTGATTGTGCGTAACAGCTACCCTGAGTTAAAGACCACGACCCTGAAGACTTGGGCAGACCTGTTCCCAGAGAACGTGTACGGGCCTATCCTGCACACGCCACCGATTACCCACCACATTAAGCTGCCACCCAGAGGGGATGCCGCAGGGATTGACTGTGAGGTGATCTTCTTGGCTCTTGACCAACCCAAGGACGTGCGTAAGCTGCTGTCGCTGGAACTGACAGGCGCATGGGTCAACGAAGCCAAAGAACTGCCCAAAGCAGTGATTGATGGCCTGACTCACCGTGTTGGACGCTACCCAACCAAGCGAGATGGTGGTGCCACATGGCATGGCATCTGGATGGACACCAACCCGATGGACGACGACCACTGGTGGTTCAGGCTGGCAGAAAAGGAACCCATCACAGGCAAGTACGCTTGGAAGTTCTTTAAGCAACCAGGCGGTGTGATGGAGGTGCCAACGGCTGATCTGCCTGAGATGCCAGAGGCCAATGACCACATCTTTGCTTGCAGCAAGTGGTGGAAGATCAACGACAAGGCTGAGAACATCAAGAACCTGCCTCCGGGTTACTACCTACAACAGTTGGCTGGCAAGAATCTGGACTGGATTCGTTGTTATGCCGAGGGTAAGTACACCTACGTGCAAGAGGGCAGACCTGTGTGGCCTGAGTACGAGGACGGGGTGATGTCGGCTGACATAGAGCCAGAACCGAATCTGCCAATCCAGATTGGGCTGGACTTTGGTTTGACACCAGCAGCAGTCTTTGGGCAAAAGCTACCCAATGGGCAGTGGCGTGTCCTGCATGAGATTGTGACCTTTGACATGGGTCTGGAGCGATTCGGGCAAGCCTTGATGACTGAGTTGCACCTGCGCTTTCCCAAGCACGAGGTGCGTATCTGGGGTGACCCAGCAGGTATGCAGCGTGATGCGATCTACGAGACCACAGCCTTTGAGTTCCTGCAAAGCCTTGGCCTACGGGCAGAGCCTGCGCCGACCAACGACTTTAAGGCTCGTCGTGAAGCAGCCGCCAGCCCAATGGGGCGCATGGTCATGGGCAAGCCTGGGCTGATTGTCAACAAGTCCTGCAAGCTGCTGCGTAAGTCTCTGTCAGGTGGCTACCACTTCAAGCGTGTGGCTGTGGGTGCTGGGTATGAACGGTTCAAGGATACGCCCAACAAGAACGAACACTCCCACGTGGGTGACGCTTTTGGCTACCTGATGACTGGTGGTGGTGAGTACCGTCAGTTGACCAGAGGCACAATGAACAGCAAGAGCAAGACCTTTATTGCACAAACGGTGGCTGCCAATGAATTTGATATCTTTGATTGACGAGTTGCCTGTTGTACCGGGCGTTTACTACGCTCCGTTCCATCCTGCTCATTTGGAGATGTTTGAGCCAACCGACTTTAACAACCAGACTCCAGCACAGATGGAGGAATGGAAAAGCCTTATCAGGTCACAGGCAGCAGCAGGAACCGCTATCACTGCGTACTTGCATGGCAGACCAGTAGCTTGTTTTGGCTTCCTGATGTTCTGGACTGGCGTGGCTGAGATGTGGCTTCTCATAGAGGAACGAGGCAGGAAATACGGCAAATCACTGACCCGTGCTGCTTTGACTGTACGTGATTTCGCGGTGTTATCCAACAATTTGCACAGATTGCAGATTACTGTACGATGCGGCGACATCAGGGCTGTGAAGTGGGCACAAGCGATTGGCTTTGACCAAGAGGCTGTGTTGCGACGATATGGGCCTGACCAGTCAGACTTTTACATCTTTGCGAGGACTTAAACATGAGTTCAGTATTTGGTGGTGGCAAAAAAGCTGCCCAAGCGTCAGCGGCTGCTTCCGAGCAGCAAATGGCTTTGCAACGAGAGCAACTTGATCGTCAAGAAAAAACGCAAGAACGAGAGAAATCTGAACTTGCTATGCGTACCCAAGCCAGCCTACGTGCTCGTCAGCGTGGCGGTCAACGTATGTTGATGGGTGACATGGACGAACAATCAACTCTGGGGTAAATCATGGGTGGAAGATCAAGAGGGCCATCTGGCCCAGGGCCATCTGGCCCAAGCGCAGAAGAAGTCGCAGCAACAAGAGAGCGCGAGGCTCGTCTTGCACAGCAACAAGAGCAGCTAACGGTACAGGAAAGCGAACTGGCAGGCCGTACCGCTGCATCCTTGCGTGCTCGTCGCCGTGGTGGTGGCAGAGCGATGTTGCTCGGAACTGACGATCAGCAATCTACATTAGGGTAAACCATGCCTAAAAAAGAAGTTTGGGACAAGCCCCGTCCAAAAGAGTTGGGCAAGCCAGAAAAGCTGTCTCGCTCTGAAAAGGCATCTGCCCAGCGCAGGGCTTCCAAAGCAGGCAGACCCTATCCCAACCTGATCGACAACATGGCAGCAGCAAGGGCCAAGAAGTGAGCAAGTACAAAGACCCTAAAGGCGGTCTGACTGAGGCAGGTCGCCGCAAGTTCGAGCAGTCGGGCGAAAGCAAGAACCTGCAACCTGGTGTGAAGGAAAAGAATCCTTCTGGGCAGTCTCTACGCCGCAAGGGGTCTTTCTTGACACGCTTCTACACCAATCCGTCTGGGCCAATGACCAACGACAAAGGTGAGCCAACCCGCTTGGCTCTGGCAGCAAACGCATGGGGTGAGCCTGTACCACGCACCAAAGAGGCCGCATCTAGGCTGGCTGCCAAAGGCAGACGGATGCTGATGAAGTACGAGATGCAAAAGGATGAATGATGGAATACAGTAAATCAGGGTCTAACGGGATGATGCTGTCCCCAGAAGACATCATGAAGCGCCACAAGATAGCGCAGCGCAAAAAGGACGAGTACCGTTCTCTCTATGAGCAGGCGTACGAATACTGCTTGCCACAGCGTAACTTGTATGGCGGTGAGTACGAGACAGGCAATCCGGGCAAGAACAAGATGACCCGTGTGTTTGACTCCACAGCCATTGCGTCCACACAACGCTTTGCCAACCGTATTCAGTCAGACGTGTTCCCGCCTCAGCGCAAGTGGTGTCGTCTGGAGCCAGGCTCTGACATTCCACCAGATCGTCGCATCCAAGCCCAAGCCGTGCTGGATATGTACACGGACAAGATGTTTGCTGTACTGAAGCAGTCCAACTTTGACATTGCAATGGGTGAGTTCCTGCTCGACCTGTCCGTTGGTACAGCAGTCATGCTGGTGCAACCAGGCGATGCAGTCAGCCCCATCAACTTCATTCCTGTCCCACAGTACCTTGTGTCCTTTGAAGAGGGCGCCAATGGTCAGGTGGACAACGTGTACCGCAAGATGCGTATCAAGGGTGAGTCCATTTCCAAGCAGTGGAAGGATGCCAAGATTGACGCTGACTTGCAGCAACTGATTAACGACAAGCCCACAGAGGATGTGGAACTGTTGGAAGCCACAGTTTTTGACTACAAGCGTGGTGACTACTGCTACCACGTCATTCACGAGAAGACCAAGAGCGAGATCGTGTATCGCCGCAAGAAGACTTCTCCGTGGATTGTCAGCCGCTACATGAAGGTGGCTGGTGAGGTCTATGGTCGTGGCCCTGTGCTTACAGCCCTGCCTGACATCAAGACGCTGAACAAGACGCTGGAGTTGCTGCTCAAGAACGCTTCGTTGGCAATCACAGGCGTATATACAGCAGCAGACGATGGTGTGCTTAACCCTGCCACAGTCAAGATTGTGCCCGGTGCCATTATTCCTGTTGCTCGTAACGGTGGCCCACAGGGTGAGTCACTGCGTCCCCTGCCTCGTGCTGGTGACTTCAACGTGTCGCAGATCATCATCAATGACCTACGCATGAACATCAAGCGCATTCTGTTGGACGAGAGCCTGCCTCCTGACAACATGAGTGCCCGTTCTGCCACAGAGGTGGTTGAGCGCATGAAGGAGTTGGCCCAGAACCTTGGCTCTGCCTTTGGTCGTCTGATTAACGAAACCATGATTCCATTGACTGAGAAGATTCTGCAAGTCATGGACGAAGGTGGTTTGATCGACCTGCCATTGCGTGTCAACGGCTTGGAAGTGCGTGTGTCTCCAGTATCTCCCTTGGCCTTGGCTCAGAACTTGGACGAGATCAACAACATCGTGCAGTTCATGCAGATTGCTCAAGGCATGGGGCCAGAAGGCCAGATGGCGATCAAGCCTGGTGCTGCGGCTGATTTGATTGCTGATAAGCTGGG